TTTGCTCGTCTTTAACATATTTATCGGACAACGTGGAAGAACACTACAAGCAACTGCTCGCACAATACCCATACCTAAGCCATATCACCTATGGCGGTAATGATTACATTGGCATCATACAAAATTCAGACGAAGTTATAACAACACTTTATGACTTTGGCCTGCTCAAAGATACCGAAGTTAAAAAGACCTTTTTAAGTTTGGGCGAAACGTGGTGGTGGGAAAGCAATAGACTCATGCCCATCAATGTGTTTTTAAAGCAGGATTGGAGTGTGTTCAGAGTGTGTCTACGTACCATGAACAGCAAGGACGTAGAAATCAAAATGGGCCCTTATGTGAGCCTAAAAGAAATGGCTACCAAACGTAGCAAACGCAAATCCATAACCCTAGTTCGTAAAGTTACTCAATAGATTCATATTGACCACCACCAAGTGGCTGTAGGCACAACTGTGGCTCTTCTTGAACGCATATTGCCCATCATCTGTTTGATCCCAGATAGTTTCTGCAACTTCTCGCCAAGTTTTTCCAATTAGATGACGTTTGGCCGGGCGGATTATGGCCATAAACATCATTAGTCTAGGTATTGAGTTTACTGCTTCGGGCATTTGAATCAAGGTCTTATAATGATTGCCGATGTGTATTAATTTTCCGCAAAATTCAGGATCATACAATCGATCCCATTCGGGTTCTTGGGTCATTAATTCTTGTAAATGAGCTTCATTCTTTATCTGCGTATATAATGATACGTTTAAAAAGTCCAACTTTGTATAACCACGTGCCTCTGCTGACTCATAATCAATGCTGGCCCGTCCCGAGAATGGATCCATGGGAATGTCTGTAACATACACACCTGTGTTGTGTGCTACCCAGGCGCTGTCTCTATTGATACTAGCAGGTGTGTGCTTTAACAAACTCAATGCTTGAGTTCTGTCTGCAAAGTCAATGTCAATGTCTGATTTAAATTTCATAGTATGATTACCGGCATATTAACACTTGCATATACAAACAAAATTACGGATATCGCAAATAGTGCCCAAAAGTAAATTTCGTCCCACTTCATAAGCCAGCCTTTGTTAATATATCCTTGACCCATTCGGTATCTGCAAGATAATCTTTAAATTTGCGTTGCCAGTGGTCGGGATCTATCCACGGAAGTATAATCCCCACTTGTTCCGGACCAAGATCATCCAAGAAGTCAACACCCGACGCACAATTATACACAATCCAAGCACTGACACGACCGGTAGCAATATGATGTACCACACGATTGCTGTTACCATAACGAAAGTAATCGCTAAAACCGTTTTTAAGGTCAGGATGATCGTCGGCATAATTTTGCATTTCATTCAACGCCCTTTCTAGTGCATCTTGTGTGGCTTCTCTACGCAAGTAGTCGTGCAAGTACTCAACATAGAAATCGTCTTTGAGCCAATGATCGATCTTCTTGTTGTTCTTTAACAACCACTCCAAGAAGGCCGGTGGATTAATACCACGTATACCTACCATGTGCCTGCCCCACTTGACAAAGGCATTGTAGTAGGGACTCTTAACAAAGTCATCGTAGCTCTTTAGTTTAGCACTACCTTGTGTAATTTCATAAAAGCGTAGGTAAGCCCTGAGTCCTAACTGTACACCTGTTTCTCGTTCCTGTTGCCAACGTCGCTTGGGCTCACAAAGATGCACAGCCAAGGTTGATTCCTTGCTGAAATCCTTTTCGCAATACCGACACTTATACATTCTTTACACAATCCACCAGATACCGAACTAGTATTATAACATCTTCACCATAATGATGTCTAGCGTTAGCAGGTAGATCTTTGTCCTGTTCCATACATACGCTACCATTTTGTTCCAAATACTCATTTCCAACAAAATCAAATGGTACAAATCCTGGTCCCAGGTCAACTTCCTGGTGGTGTCGATCACACGTATTAAACACAAGAAACCCAATACCTTGGTTGTTTAAATATCCAGCCAGTAATCGCAAATCCAAGTACAGTTGTTCCAGATATGCCAAGCCAATATCGTATCTATATCGGCTTTTTACATAGTCCTCGGTTATTTTGTGCTCTACTGTGCTGTCAAAGTCTGATGCTGTGATAAATGTGGCTTGAAATCCTTGATTGTTGTAACTGACCCAGCGACCTTCAACACGATCACGTGGTATGGTTAAAAAGGGACCTTCTTGACGATCATAGAAAGTCAATCCCAGTACAACAAAATCCACAGGATTCTGTTTTATATATTCTAGTGTGGTACGGACTATACGACGATTACTGCTACCAGCTCGAGCTATGTTTACGGCCGATCCACCAAGTAGTTGGCCAAACTGATTTTGATAGTGATAGCTGTCCATAAAACTACAGCCATTGATCAAAATATTCATAGCTCTTTCTTGATATCTTTGTCTGCCCAACCCATGCCTTTGGCGTAGGCTTTGAGATCATCTTTATCATTTAAATCAGCCATTAACTTAAGGTCATCTTCTTTCAAATGCGGATACAGTTCACGTAAAAACTTGATACTCTTGTTGTCGTTTGTTTTCTTTTTTGGGGCAATCCACTGATGATACTGATTGCCCATGCCCGGACTTACAGTTGTGGCCAGCAACCACTGTAGTTTTTTGTGTTGTGCTGTGTTTACATCAAAGAAATGTTTGTTAAGACGCTCGTTGCAACTCATCAAGTAATAGGCCTGCAAATCAGGATTACCTGTCACAGTTGCGCCGTAACGGATCATCAAGAAAGGACTGAACTTTTTCTTTTCTTCATCAGTCAAACTGTCGTAGAAGTTCCTGTCCTTGCGATCAAACGCAGACATTTCACTTCGAATGCTTAACTTATCTTCACTCATCTCGGATTTTTTGATTGTTGCGTTTTTCTTGGATAGTCAATTTGTCTTCGCCTTTGGTGCGTTTGTTGTGTCTGGGATTACCGCATAAGGTACAATGTGCTTGACCACAATCCATTGCGTGTGTTTTTGCCAGGCGGTGTGGTTGTGCTTCATCGATACGCTTCGAAGCTTCGCCAAAATTCTTGTGAGCTTTGATAATGCCCAGTTGTCGTTTAACTGCTCTCCAGGCACGATGCAAGCGTGTACCGTGTTTGATTTTATCTTCTTCTTTGCTCATACTGTCTCCTTAAACTGGATGCCACATTGGCGGGTCTTCACCTCGTTGTAATTCATATATAACTATAACACGTTCTATAGCTTCTTGTAAAGCAGGATTTGTTTTGGCCGCATGGTGTATTTCTTCCCACATGGTGATACGTTGGGCTCTAGCATCTTTCTCAAGGCGATCATATGTCCAACCAATGGCTATTCTATCACCAGGATGGGCACCTGCTTCTCTGGCGTAAGTTACACCATCTGCATGTTCGTAAATGTATGTGGCACCCGGCTTGAGTTGGCCCATGTTACCATACTTTTCCGTAATCAAGTACTTCACTTTGTCTACTGATATCTTTGATAAAGAAAGCACACATGGGTTCCGGACCTTCGGTCAATGGGATAGCCAGCAGTTGTCCGGGTTTTAACTTTGGGAAATACCATTTAACATCTTGATAAATGTCAATGATTTCTACTGGATGGAATTCAGGTCTGAAGCTGGTCAGGGGATTAAACGTAAACACGTTAAACCCACGATCGTTGATACTTGTCAATGGCACTACTTCCAAGTCACCAAAGTCTGGTTCACCAATTAGGATTTGCCAATCTACAGGCATACGTACAGTATTGTCACCAATCTTTAAAACTAATGCTGGGCTGTTAAAACTTTCTAAAAAGATCAAGGGTATGTAAAAGTAATCAGGATCTTTAGGATCACTGTTATCCAGTACACAAAATCGTACTTCATCTATCTCATCTGGAATTGAATCCATTGAGTAAGAGGTGTTATCCAGTGTTAATATTCTCATTGCCAGTCGGCTTTCTCTAATGTAAAGGGGTAGTTTGCTTCTCGATAAAACTGTTTGCGTTTTGTTAGGTGTCGCTTGGCAAATTTGCAAGTGCTGGTTATGTCCCAGATTTGGACGTGGTCTTTGTCTTCCGCCTTGCGTATGCCACGACCGATTGATTGGATGACCCGAACAAAAGACTTACCGGGCTCAATAAGCACAAGATTAAAAATCCTAGGGATATTAATACCCACAGCAGCAACACCATAGGTAGCCACAATAATTTTATCACTACTAATCGCAACTTCGTCATATTCATCTTTCCTGTCTTTGGCTTTGGTGGCTCCTGACACAAATACTGCACGATCGCCTAATTTCTCCACTAGCAATTTACCAGTGGCAATGCGATCTACTAGAACTAGCGTATTGCCGGTGCCGTTTACCTGAGTAACTAAATCAGATATGTAATCTAATCGCTCGGATGTTTCTACTAGATATTTTAATTCTGTTTGATAGTTGGTATACTCTACATGATCAACCAACTGTACTATATTTACATGACAGTTTGCAAGATGACCAGCTTCTTGAAGTTCACTTGCACTGAGCTTGCC